TAACCGGGGATGGAAATCTATAGGCAAACCGGACTGGGCTGTAGTGGCAGCTTACAAAAGCGACAGCGACAGGGATGAATTGCTGGGAGCTGTCAGATGATTGAGATACGCGAACTAAAGCAATCGTTAGCGCCGCACGCTCATATCTTATGCCAAGAGCTATATCCAGAAGGTAAGGTAGAGTCCGGGCATTTCAAGATCGGATCGACTAGGGGTGAAGACGGAAGGTCACTAAGTGTGGTCCTGCATGGAGATAAAGCCGGGAGATGGACGGACTTCGAGTCCGGGGATCATGGTGATTTGCTGGACTTAGTCATGGCGGCGCAAGGCTTTTCGCTAAAGGAGGCTATGAGTTGGACCGCGAAAAAATTTGGCATTAGAGATAGGTCTCCATCGCAAAAAATAAAAGCCGCAGAAAAGAAAAGTTTCAATACCCCCAAACCCCCGCAGTCGATAAACACCGAGGCGCTTCACTTATTCTTGCAGAACCGAGGATTCAAGGACGTTGGTGAGCTTTGCTTTCGGCACAAGATATATGCGACTTCTGAACTGAAAACTTCTGGCACCGATTTAGTTTTTCAATTTTTCAGCGCCGACAACAAGATCACCTTCTTAAAAAACAAGCCAATGGACTACGAAGGTAGCCCCGGTCAATGCAACCAGCCAGCCTTGAAGCCCATATTGTATGGATGGCAAACCGTACCGGATCACGCACGCTCTGTATGGATAACCGAAGGCGAGCTGGACGCTATCGCTGCGCGGGAGCTTGGCTTTGCTGCGCTAAGTATTCCAAGCGGCGTCAACAACATGAACTGGATCGAGCATGAGTTCGATAACTTGGCTCGGTTCGAGGACATAGCAATTGCGACTGACCACGACGAGCCGGGCGAGAAATGTGCAAACCTTCTCATTAAGCGACTTGGCGACAGATGCTTTCGTGTTCAGTTCCCCGCAAAAGATATCAACGATCTGTTACTGGAAAAAGGTTACGAGTCTGCCCGGAATATCCTTGGGCAGGCTTTTGACCAAGCCAAATGGCAAGATCCAGAACAGTTAAGGTCTGTCGTGGAATACGCAGATGTCATCGATGATTATTTTGATTTGTCTTTGAATGATTCTGGTGGCTTCCGCACTGGCTTTAATAAGATTGATGAAAATGATTTCAAGCTAAGACCTCACGAATTAATCGGTTTGACTGGCATCAACGGTCACGGAAAGAGCATGTGGCTGAACATGCTGATGCTTAACTTAGTCCAGCAAGGTGCAAAGACGTGCATTGCCAGCATGGAGATGACGCCTAAGCATACGTTGGGCAGGCTGATGAAGCAGATTACTGCGGAAGCGAGACCAGATAAAGAATATAGGAAGAAGTCTCTAGATTGGGTGGCTCCGAATCTTTGGCTGTTCGTGGATAAGCTCACCCCCAAGCCCGACGATCTAATGAAGTGCTTTGAATACGCCTATAAGCGTTACGGCATCACTGTGTTCGTGATCGACAGTCTTACTAACATGGTTCGGCAAGACGATTATCCAGAGCAGCAAAAGTTTGTAGAGCGGCTGGTCAATTTTAAGCAGTCGTTCCCGGTCACGATATTTTTGGTGACGCACGCCCGTAAGGGTGAAGACGAAGGCAAAGCGCCCAACAAATTTGACGTTAAAGGCTCTGGGTCGATCACCGATTTGGCTGATGCGTTCTTGAGTGTTTGGAAAAACAAACGAAAGGCAGATCACTTAGACGTTTGCGAAATATTGGGGCGTGAACCGGACCCGGAGATTGTGAAGGGTTGGGATATTTACCTGCACGTTTTAAAGAATCGTAACGGCGGATGGGAAGGGCAGGTTGGCTTCGACTTCGATGATCGTTCGTGCCAGTACGTCGAGACCCGTCGCGGTGCGCCCAAGCCGTTCGTTAAAAAACCCTTAGATAAGGATAGACCAATTTGAATCAGCAAGAAAATTTTGCTCAAGCTTTGCGTGATTGCGGTGCTCAGGTCGGAAAGGCTGAAAGAGACCTAGCAAAAGCAGAAGCTCAAGAGAAACGAACCTACGCGAGTTTAATGATGACAGCGCAGGCCAACCATAATTGCAAAACGGCGGCAGCACAATCCACATGGGCAGACAATCAAGAGCAGATGGAACAGGCGAGACTAAACCGAGGACTCGCAAAAGGGCTTCTAGCAGCAGCAAAAGCAAACCTGCTAGCAGCAGAAGTCGAGTTCAAAACGTGGCAAACGCAGATGGCAACGACACGGTTCGAGAAGCGGATCTACGGAACCTAAGCGTGCAGGTAACCTTTAAATGCCCGGACCTTGACCTTTCTATCGATTCGTTCGGGGACGGTTTAATCGACAGAATTAGCGAGGCTGGCGCTGAGTTTGGGTTGGTACTTGACCGGCTTAATATTTTTTTGGAGCGGGGAAAATAAAATCTCACACCCCAACCAAAGAGGAAAAGGCTTGGATGTCTGCTTGCACGCAAATGGGCTGCATAGTTTGTTTGTTGGAGTGGGAGACTTTTACCGAGTCAGAAATTCATCATATGGACGGCAAAGTGAAACCGGGCAGCCATCTACTGACTATACCGCTTTGCTATCGGCACCACCGAGAAGGCAGTGACAATGAAATTTACACATCTAGACACCCACATAAGAAAAAGTTCGAGGACAGATATGGAACAGAAGCCATCCTTCATAACGCAACAAGAGAACGACTTAGCTGATGACGCGATATCACACGATCACCCGCGCTCTGGAGTTGAAAATGATCCTGTAAATTCGCCAAATCATTACGCTGACAAAGTTTTCGTAGAATGCATCGACGCGATGGTGCATTGCTATGGAATTGAAGAAGTTCAAATATACGCGAAGATCGCAGCCTTCAAATATCAGTGGCGATCAAATCAAAAGCACACCACCCCTCATGAAGATCTGAAAAAGGCTGAATGGTATTTGGCTTTTCATAACGGGAAAGACCCGAGGAAAATCAGATGAGCGCTTCAGCCCGAGTGAAAGGGCATGGCTTCGAGAGAACAATCACTCACATGATCGATGACGATCTAGGCATAAGAACGAGCCGCATTTTAGACCAATACCGGGAAGGTAATTTGGGCGACATAGAGCTTGGTCCGTTCATAATTGAGTGCAAGCGGTATGCAAAAGGCGCTGAACCCCAAGCGGCTTGGTGGTCGCAAGCTTGGGCTGCTGGCGAACACATGAACCTCATACCGATCTTGGTTTTCAAATTTGACTATCGTCAGATTCAGGCTGTGGTGCCGCTATATCTGATAGCCCCCAACTACCCCAAAGAAAAGCAATACACCGCGCAGGTGAGTTGGGACACGCTGATGATGTTGATTCGAGAAGACCTCAATGGAGATTAGAAACTTCACGCAAGTTCATAAGATATGTGAGGCTGCGGCAAAAAAAACACATTACCCAACAGTCATAGAGGAGCTTCGCCGCCAACTACCTAAAGAATGGTGGGCTTGCGCCGAGAGCACAGTCTGGTACTTCCTGCCCAGAGCGATCCTTAATCTGCCAACTAAACTTGATCGTCAAGAGGCAATAGCCAGCATCCCCGACATCACAGAGCCACCAAACATGAAGGGCTTTGTGGAGAGCGGCGTCATCGCGATTTGGCATTCAGGTAAAAAAGATGTGGCTTGATGATCTTGAGCGGGGCGAAGCTGTAGAGCGCGAATGGCTGAGTAAATTGCTACCCCTTTTCCACGACGCTTACATGACGTTCGGAAAGGACAGTCGATTCGATATTGCCATTCCAGAAACGGACACCACCATAGAGGTAAAGTTTGATCCCCGCTCTTTAGAGACCGGCAACATTGTTTTGGAATATTTTCACAATAAGCCGTCTGGCATTTCGGTTAGCGAGGCAACTCACTGGCTGTTTGTCACCGGGGAAGAGAATATTTGGATTAGTTCTGAAAAGCTAAAGGCGTGCGTGTTGATCGAGCGGATCATGCCGACTCAAATCCAAGGTGGAGATGATCGGCATCCAAAAGCGGTCTTCCTTATCCCGTCTGAGATTCTGAAATCCCATGCGAACGCAGTAGGAGCACCAGTTTGAAGCAACGTAATGCGTAGGTTGGCATGTGGGCAGACCCGGCACTCCCCGGCGGCTTCACCCAAGACTTTACCGTGTTCAGATTTGCATCCATCATCTTGGCAGCCTCTTTAACGCCAAAGCCGCCAGCCCCCCGCAACTCATTAAATTCTGAGTTAGTGTTCATTGAATTCTCCAAACCCAAAGACTCCCATCTACGGTGCGTTGAGCACCCATGCGATCTATTCGTTCCAGCGCCCTTAGCAACCCGGTGGTTGTCTTTTTGTCTTTAGTGTTTATAAAGTCATTAACTTCCATCTTCAAAGCTGTACGGGCGTATTCTTCTTTCGCTATCGCTTGTCCCCGGCTGGGGACAGGCATGTTACCTGCGATCTTTAGAGCCATAATCATCCATTCTCCGTGATCATATTGTGGGATTTTTTTTGTGGGGCGTATTTTTTACAAAGTTCAATGACCCTCAAAAATTTTGAGTGATCATCGTTTTTGTACATGAGGTTCACACCCCAAGAGTTGAGCTTTTCATCGAATTCTTTCTGATCGCTGCCCTCGGCATTATAACGGGCTTCCGTGATCCACTCAGCGTAGATGTTGTGGAATCCATATTCCTTGCAAAAGCGTTGCATTTCTTCCAGATAGCTTTGCCTGCTCATTCGCTCGACACTCCTTTGAACTTTGTTTTGGTGGTGATTGTTCAGAATCTCCAAGAAAAAGCTCAACTCAGATTCATGCTCGGTTTCTGCGTCAGTCAACCCTTGGTGTTGCTCATGTCGAAAGCATTCTGAAATTGATGCGTGGTCGGCGCATTTCTCAGGGATTTTTTTAGGGATTTCAATTTTCAAGACTTGGGCGACAAGCTCCCAATGGCGACGGGTTTCGCATGTCATGGGAA